CCATGGGTAGGGATTACCTTGGAAGAGGCAAAAATGAGGCTGTATTGGCCGAAACAGCAGCCGTTTGGGGTGTGGATGCCAAGTCAGAGATGTATAAACTACCGGCTATGTATGTAGGTGAGTATGCTGAAAGAGATGCAGAACTTACACTAGATCTATGGCAGGAGATGAAAAAAGAAATCTATGCACAAGATTTAGAATCTATATTTACTTTAGAGAAAGAACTTTTTCCTTGCCTAGTTGATATGCGTTTTTTAGGAGTGCGTGTAGATTTAGAAGCAGCATCTCAATTAAAAAACAAACTATCATTAGAAGAAAAAGAGTGCTTGCAAAAAGTAAAAAAAGAAACAGGAGTAGATACTCAAATATGGGCTGCACGTTCAATTGCGCAAGTTTTTCAAAAACTGAACCTACCATTTGACCGAACTGAAAAAACAGATTCTCCATCGTTTACTAAAAACTTTTTACAGAATCACCCCCACCCACTAGTGAAACTAATTGCCCGAGCCCGTGAAATAAATAAGGCTCATACCACGTTTATTGATACCATATTAAAACACCAACATAAAGGAAGAATTCATGCTGAAATAAACCAGTTAAGATCAGATCAAGGTGGGACTGTAACCGGTAGATTTAGTTATAACAATCCAAACTTACAGCAGATACCAGCACGGAACAAGGAACTCGGACCAGCCATTAGATCTTTGTTTATACCTGAAGGTAATAAGACCTGGGGTTGTTTTGATTATTCACAACAAGAGCCTAGGCTGGTTGTGCACTATTCAGCATTACAGAATCTCTATGGAGTGGACGAAGTATTGGATGCCTATAACCAGGGCGATGCTGACTTCCATACGATCGTTGCTGACATGGCAGAGATCCCTAGATCACAGGCCAAGACTATAAATCTTGGTCTGTTCTATGGTATGGGTAAAAATAAATTACAAGCAGAGCTGGGTGTATCGAAAGATAAAGCTGAAGATTTATTTAAACAATATCATAACAAGGTGCCATTCGTAAAAAAACTTATGGATAACGTTATGTATAGAGCCCAAGACTCTGGTAAAATTAGAACGTTGTTAGGTAGACTATGCAGGTTTCATCTGTGGGAGCCTAATCAGTTTGGTATACATAAACCATTACCACACGCAGCAGCGCTCGCGGAACACGGACCAGGAATCAAGAGAGCATACACATACAAAGCTTTGAATAGATTAATACAGGGATCAGCTGCTGATATGACAAAAAAAGCTATGATAGAATTACATAAGCAAGGAATCACACCACACATACAGGTACATGATGAATTAGATATTTCTGTTGCTGATGAAGCAGAAGCTGCAAAAATAAAAAGTGTGATGGAAAGTGCTGTTGACTTGGAAGTACCTAATAAGGTAGACTATGAGTCCGGTCCAAACTGGGGAAATGTGAAATGATTTATGGCTTATTTAAACGCAAACATTCCTGTAGAGTACGCACAGATAAGGAGAGAGTATCTTTACGATCTTAAAAAACATCATGGAGAAGTCGAAGATTGTATCGTATTTGGTGTCACTTGTATTACAGGTCGTGCGCTATTGTTTCATGCGATTATGGAAAATGGTGCAATCTTTTATCGATTACCTATTACAGCATTTATACAACGCGGATTTAAGGTTACGGATGTACCTAAACGTAGACTTGATGAGCTTCAGCTTTGGAATTCTTTTAGTTACTATCCTGCTGTTACTAGTTGGGACATCCTAGAATCACAAGCAGGTAAATACATTGGTAAAGATAAAAAATGGCATCATGGTCGTTATCTATTTACTGTTGACTTTGCTCACCCAGAGCCTAATATACTTGACACTGATCATTCCGAGATCCCGCACGAACATAAATGTGCGCACGTACTTGCATTGAATGATGGCAACTACGCAGCTCAACCTAACAACAGATTAATTTGGGACATCCCGTCGTTTACGGTGAAAGACCAAGTGCCTGATTGGAAGGTTCAAACTAACTATTGGAATGTAGAAGATACGCAGCAGTGGCGAACAGAAGACACTGACAATTTCTTTTACGAAATAGAGGAGAAGAAAAATGATTAATAAAATAAAAAACAAAGCGATCCACTATTGGTCAAACCATAAGATCGAAACAATTGTGTTTGTCGTTTTAGTAATAGCTTTAATTGTAAAATAATGAACAGGGTTGGTGGCTATGGATTACAGATTCACAGCAATACTGATAGTTTTATTGTGCACACTCACTCTTTGTGTGGCACCTATTCAAAACCCCTCGTTGAAAATTAATCAAAAAGATTATATAATCCCGCCACCAAAACCTAAAATAAATGAGTAAGAAACCATTAAACATATCTGAAGAGGCCGCTGTGCAAATGCCAATGAAGACGGTAGCCTCGTTGATAATCATCGTCGCTCTAGGCACCATGGGCTATTTCCAAATTGTAGAACGTCTCAACATTGCAGACACTAGAATACAGATAATGGAAAAGGACCTGGAAGAGAATACAGAGTTTAGAATAAAATGGCCACGTGGAGAGATGGGTTCATTGCCCGCAGATTCTGAACAATTCATGATGATCGAGGATTTGTACAAGACCACGGATAAGTTAAACAAACATATCGAGGACATGGCCTTAAATAAAGTAAACATCGAGTTTTTAAGAAAACAAATGGATAAAGTTTTAGAAGATATTGAAAAATTAAAAGATGCTAATCGTGAGATTGGCTACAAAAATGGAAGTTACTCACAATGATAGAAGCTGTTGTAGGGTTATTAATGTTTGTAAGCGGAGAGATTAAAGAGGCTCGTATACAGGAAAACATGGCAAAATGTTTACGTCATAAGCGTGAAGCTGAAAGACAATACAGCGAGAATGTAAGATACGAATGTTGGCGTGGTGAGGCTGAAACAGAATCAAATATCGATGGCTCAAAGTCAATTAAAAAAATCATCGTCAAATAAAGTTGCAAAAAAATTAAAAGATAGACGATACCATCAACGTGTGATAAAAAATAAGAAAGCATATGACAGGAAAAAACTTCATAAGATTTCACGCGGAGATAGTTAATGGTAGATGTCCTACCTGCGAAGAGCATACAATGTTAGTAGGTATTACACCTGAAGTATATAGATGCATAAACTGCGGAGCTGATTTACAGCAACATATCAATGGTAAGATAAGTTATATCCCTTCATTATCTGGCGGGACTCTTATGTCAGAATTAAATAAATATTTCGATGGCGAAAAAAGCTAAAGGTCTATACGCAAAAGTTGCACACGTACCTGTTTTCCATAAAACAAGTATAGGTAGAAATCCCAGTAAAGCCAAGATGAATAAGCATAAAAGACGTAGTTTTAAAAAATATAATGGCCAAGGCCGTTGACAAGCATCCCTAAATATCCTATATTGGATATATGAAAGAAAAACTAGACAGTTATACTTGGACAAAGCAGATGATTGCTAGATCTATTAATCCAAGGAAGTTGAGAAAACTTTTTATAAAAAGATATGGTACAAGAAACGTACCTTTTCTTGAAAGCGTCCAACGACAATTTGGTTATTGGGAGTAATATGAAAGAAAAAAAGATAGTAATAAGTAGTAAGGACATAACTCAAAAACAATGGGCTATACTCGTATTAGAATTAAACCTAATACGTAAAGCATGGAAGCCATATTGTAAGCTAGAGTTGGCAGCTCCAGGTCTTAAAAAAATAATAAAGTTTGGAACCAGAAGACATGACACGAAAGATTGATAATGGACCTAATAATATTAACAGACGGACTATATCACCTGGTACCAGTGACGAAACAGATGCTGGCGGACCTGAAGATATACTCAAGCGTTAATTGCTTTGATTTGTGTGACATACTACGTTTAAAACTGACCACGTATCACGATGCACCATTTAATTATCACGTGATGAACGATGGCAGCGGATATTTTTTTGGCTGTATTTGCAAATGATAGAAACAATTATAATTATAGACGTAATACTTATTACAATTTATTTATTGACACAATAACCTATCCCAAAAGAGGGAAAACTGGGGATAGGTATTGAGGTGAGAAAGCTAACGCTTAACAAATTTTTGCCACAATGTCAAATGCTAGGGTCAGGTGTGCAGGTAAACCTAATATACATGCCGTGTTTGTTGATATCTTCACGGCCTATCTCTTCTAATTTTTTGATAGATTCATTATAGCCAAAGTGTAGGCAATCATATTTTGTATTAAATACTTCAGGCCAAGGAAACGGTGGCATACATTCACCTGCAACGCTAGAACAAATTATTAAACTTAATAATATTTTCATTGACAATCCTATATAAACCTTTATATTTGATAATAATTATGAAAGGAAACGCATGACAGACATGAGTAAATACAAAAATGTTTCTCTATCAAAAGAAACATATTCTACTTTAGAGAAATTGTCGAAGGTTATATTGCCCGACGCCAAGTTGTCTATAAGTAAAACAATCGAATCGATTGCAAATGAGAAAGCGAAAAAGTTAAATGGAAAAATTAAAAAAGGGTAGAGTCAAAGTAACTATCTGCGATACATGCCACGGAAATGGGTATGTCAGAGTTGCAAAGATTGATGGTGACCCAAGTGTAGATTTTAGAGATAGAAGCGAAGTTCACCAATGCTGGGACTGCGATTCAGAGGGAGAGTTTTATGAGACAGTTGACGATAATCTTATTGATGACGGTCCTTCTAACAGGCTGCATTAAAGACATAAAGTTTGATGGCTACGACCCATCGACTGCGATGGTAAGATGGATATTTACGCATGAAAGACACTGATGCTGCATACATCGCTGGTCTTTTTGATGGTGAGGGTAGTATTTATTATGTCCGAAGAGTTGATAAGAAAAAGAAACACAAAGGACCTGGGTATAGAGAAGCGTATTGTTGGAGGATTAGCATGGAAATAACTATGACTGATCAGTCTGTGTTGCGTTACGTGCATGAAATGCTGGGTGTTGGCACACTAACCAAGAAACCACGAAAAGGTAAACGCAAAGATGGTACAAAGTATTTAATGCAATACAGGTGGCGTTGTACCTTTAGACACGCGTATTACGTGTGTATGGTTCTTTTTCCCTACGCCCACACTAAACTAGATAAAATTACTAAAGTCATAGAACACTACAAAGGAACCAAGGTTATGAATGGTAAAGTTGTAGATTTAAATGAATATAAAAAAATGATGAGCATGGAATTATAAAATGATACAGGTAGCAATACACGACGATGATAGAAGGTATGCTGTAGAAATTTTAAAAACTACAAACTTTGGTCACAGATCTAGAGGTTTCAACGGTAATTATGAAAAACAATATACAGGTTTAATTGGTGAATTGACTTTGCACAGAGTGCTTGGACTGACAAGACCCAAGTACACGTCTGGTCGCCTTGATAGCGATATCTTAATTAATAATAAAAAAGTAGATATTAAATCAATGGCTCGTAATGTTTACATGCAGGATCATTACGTCCATAACTTTGTTGCGTATCAGAAAGATATGCCAAGCGATATACTATTGTTTATAAGTATTAATAAAAAAAGTGGTGTGGTCCAAATCTGTGGTTGGTTAGAAAAAGAAAAGTTTTTAGAAAATGCAAGCTTCTTTGACCAGGGTGATAAACGTGAACGAGACGATGGTACATCGTTTGTTTTGCGTGCGCCGCTATATGAGATAGAACAAAATAAATTAAATAAACTTAATAATGTGAAGGATTTAAATGACATTTGAATTTGGAATAGGTATGTTGGTTGTAGGTATGATAGCTATATTTATTGGTGCTGTTGCTGCGTGGTATATTATTAATAATTTTGTAATAAAAAAGAAGGACGAACCTACCAGGTTCGATGATTTAGAATAATGTTAAAATTTTATTTATGGGTAATGGGTTGGTCAGGAGCGATTAATTCGTGGGCTTTTAGAAAACAGGCTGCGATTGTAAAAGAACATAATCGTAAAGAAGAAGAGGACTACCTAAAAGAATTAAAAAAGAAATTATGATGGAAGAGAAAGACTTATTAGAATACGAGAATATTGGTCGAAAAATAAAACGTAATGATAAATACAACTATGTCAGTGGTAAACAAATCGAGGACCAAGGAACACGGATCTATGATGTAGCCGGGTTCAGATTACCATCAGTCACGACTATTCTATCACGGACCAAGGACCAGGAATTTATAAAAAAATGGAAAGCTAAAGTAGGAGAGAAAGAAGCTGAACGTATCAAGAATTTATCGAGCATGCGAGGGACTGCTATGCATAAATTTCTCGAATCACATATAGAAGGAATAGGTTACGAGGATTTGACAGAAGTAGGCAAGCAGGCAAAGTCAATGGCCCAGAAGGTTATAGACATAGGCCTCGCACCGGTCGATGAATACTATGGATCGGAGGTGACTATGTATTATCCCGGGCTGTATGCAGGCCAGACTGATTTGGTTTGCATGCACAATGGGATGGAAACTATCGCCGATTTTAAACAATCAAACAGACCAAAACAGAAAGACTGGATCGATGACTATTTCTTACAGATTGCTGCGTATGCAATGGCGCATGACTATGTTTATGGTTCAAAAATTCGTCAAGGTGTGATAATGATTTGTACACCTGATCTTTATTACCAAGAGTTTAAGATACAGGACCACGAGTTAAGGCAGTGGAAGCATAAGTTTTTAAAAAGGTTGGATATGTATCACGAACTTAAATTTGACGAGAAAGAGGCAATTAAGGCAGAAATAAGGCCAGAAGATTTTACAAATGAACGATAAACTATTTAGAACCATTCTAAAGAGATACGAAGCAGCAATTGCAGATGCTAAATTTAAGATACATTGCATAAACGACCACAATATGGTTATACCAGAGCACGTAGATATTACCGGAGAAGTTGACAAGCAGCTAGAAATCATAGCAGCCAACGAAGATAAAATAGCAGTTTTGAGGAAATACTATGAGCCAAATGACGAAAAGACACTCTTATAGAGTTCTCACAGATAAATTAGACTCACCGAAAAAAAACACGAAAAAAAAGTGGAATAATGTCCATTTACAAAATTATGTAGCAATACCAACAATTCTAGATCAATTTAGTGGACATTTTACTGGACATATTTTGGTTTAGAGGACATTTTATAATGTCCATACCTGTGGTGCCGCCGCGCGCGCGTAAGGCTGGTCATCATGAGGTGATTTATCTGTGAGAACACTAATGACTGATGAAAATTTTTTTGATATGTTCAATAGGATACACAATCCGGACTATTACTATGGCACGAAAAAAGACAAGAAGAAAAGTAAACGTAAACCCACCAAGCGTAAACGACCTGCCTTATCCAAAGGTAAGAGTCGAGTGGATCGATTGCGTAAGCGACAGCGGGTGGGCAAACGAGAAAGAGTTTGACAAGATGAAACTTGCAACTCCAGTAAACGAAGGATGGTTGTATTCTAAAGATAAAAAATCAATTAAGTTATTTGCCAGCTACGATAAAGATGATGATGGTATTACTTTTGGGGATCGGACGATGATTCCTCGGGCGTGGGTAAAGAAGATTCAGAAGTTGGGGTAACATCTATAATTTGTGCGTAGTCGTCTAAAATTTGTTTCATCTTCGCTTCTAGTTCTTGTTCTGACATATCTTCTAGTTTCCCAGTTTTTATTATTTTTCTGTCTATGTATAGTCCTGCTGCCTTTCCTCGATTTGTTTCAGCGTTTACAGCAGCACTCCAGGCACCCTTCTTCAAAGCACCTTCTCTGATTTTACCAAGTTGAGCGACATGGTTCTCAAAAGTTACTTCATGTTTTTTAAATTGTTCTTCTCGTAATTCACCAATATATTTTACTACAAGTGGATGTTTCTTTGGGCTCGTAAGACTCGAGCCTTCAAATCTAGCATTCTTTTCGCTATAGCCTGCACGTTTAGCAGCCTCTGTTTTTGTAAGCGGTCCGTGTTCGTCACCGAATACATAAAATTCAGCAAATCTTTTTTGCATATCTGTAAGTCTCTTTGGTAGTCCCATGATTGACATTATAGGATATTTCGTGGTATAATTCAAGCCAACATGACAGATGAAAGAATAGATGATGACAGAGGTGATTTAGATTTGACAAAACAAATTGAAGTGTTAAAGGCACGTATCGCTGATTTGGAATCAATTGAAGAAACACATAGAAAGCTTAATCAAGAATTGCGTAAAGAGGTATGGCAGTGGAAAGAAAAAGCTGGTGAAGTGGAGGCTCTTGAGTCGAGAGTAAAACAGCAACAAGAACTAATATCAGAACTGTCAATTACGAATAGTAGATTAAGGAAATGAGAGTACAAGACTTACAACAATTTTTATCTAGTTTTACAGAGGGATCAGATGCAGTTAAAAATGCAGTCATCTTTGTAGAAAAAGATGGAAAGCTACACGAAGTTAAAAGGATGGAAGTGCAAGAA